GGACCACCTCGGATCACAGCACCGTCGTGCTGGGCTACGTCGACGAGGACCAGCACGATCTCTACCGGCAGCACCTTCCGACCCACGGAGCGGTGACCACCTACGGGCCAAGGATCGGCCCCGTGGCGGCGTGCAACGCCCTAGTGGACCGCTACCGTGATCACTTCGACGTTTTTGGAATCCTAACCGATGACTGCGTTGTCACCATCCCTGGATGGGACAAGTATCTCGCCGAGACGATGAGCCAGTTCACTAATCGGTTGGTGGTGGTCTCGCCGTTCCACAACTACGGCGACCACGTCGACATGCCATTCGTCAGCAAGGAATGGATCAAGGTGGTGGGCTGGTACGCCTGCCCAGAGGTCTACCACTACTGCTGGCCAACCATCACTGGGCTGATCGGTGAGATGACGGCGATCTGCCACTGCTCGATGAGCGGGTTCGCGATCAATCACGACCTCCACGATCGAGACCTGGCGAACCGCCAGCCCGATGCCCAGCCGTTCTACGAGTTCGTAGTCCACAAGCTGCCGGTCTACGTCGAGAAGTTGCGGGAGGCCATGCGTGGTGTATGACCAAGTTCACGACTACGCCAACGGCTATCTGGCCGAGTGGATCATGAGCTTCTTCGAGCCTGACTACCAGGGATACGCCATCGACGTCGGAGCCTCGGATGGATTCTCGATCAACAGCACTTTCCATCTGGAGCGTGCCCATAAGTGGACTGTGGTCTCAGTCGAGGCCAACCCCAACTACGCCAAGCTGCTGAAGAAGAACCGTTCCCGGGTGGAAATATGCGCCTGCGCCGCCGAGCCCCAAGACGAGGCAGCCTTCCACATCAACAAGGAAAACCCCGAGGCATACTCGGCGCTGAAGATCGCCAACCACCCCGCAGTGACGGGCTGGAACAAGAAGGACCCGTGGGAGATAGTCAAGGTTCCGGTCCGGACCGTGGATCAGATCGTCCGGAAGTGGGACTTCCCGCGGCTGGATGCGCTCTGCGTCGACGTCGAAGGCGGGGAGCTAGAGGTGCTGAAGGGCAGCAACCTCGCCCACTGGAAGCCCAAGGTGATCGTCTCGGAGGCGTGGGAGCACGGGCAGGAGTATCCCTACCTCGCCCAGTTCGGCTATAAACTCAAGGCGCGGTCCGTGCACAACGATTGCTACGTCATGGAGACCGAATGACCTGCTACTCCAGTAACGGCGTCGACGCCATCGTCAAAGACCTGCTCCCGCCGATCGGCTGGGCCTGCGATGTTGGTGCCAACGACGGCGAGTTCTACAGCAATAGCTTGGCACTGGAGGAGTCCGGCTGGACCGTGCTCTGCGTCGAGCCCAACCCGTTGCTGGCCGAGGCCGGCAGCAAGCGCCGCAAACTCTGGAGAGCGGTGGCGGCAGGTCCCGAGGACTTGGAGGAACAGCAGTTCGTGGCTTTCGGCCCGCCCCCTTACGCCTCAAGCTCGGCGCTCTACCCAAATCGCCACAACTCGGGCACGGAACCGACGCTCCGCTGCATGGTTCCGGTCCGACGCCTCGACCGCATCTTGGAGGAGGCCGGATTCCATCGGCTCGACTACCTGACGATCGACGCCGAGGGCTATGAACCCGAGATCATGCGGGGACTTACGATCGAGCGGTGGAAGCCCAAGGTGATCGTGATCGAGACCATCAATGGGCCGGGCAAGGCTCCGGCGGGTTACAGATTCGCCGAGCGTCGAGAGTTCGATGACATCTTCGTCAGAGGGCCGTGGTGAGGACTTGCACTAAATGTGGGGTGATCAAGCCGGAATCTGAGTTTTGGCGTCGCGACGGCGGGCGGCTCAGGGCTAGGTGTCGGGTCTGCGAAGCGGCCGATCGTCGTGTCTATTATCGAGCGCACACGGCTAGGAATCCGGAGAAGTCTCGGGAGCTTTGTCGGCGCAACTATTGGAGTCACAGGGAGGCAATCCTCGTCGGCAAATCCCGGCAGCCCAAAGATAGGTTGATGGCTAGGGGGAAACTCCGATGGGCGGTTGCTTCTGGGAAAATAACTAGGCCCTCGGCGTGCTCTGAATGCGGTGGGTCTGAATCAAGGATTGAGGCTCATCACGAGGATTATTCCAATCCGCTGGAGGTTGTCTGGCTCTGTGTCGGATGCCATCGGGCGCTATCGAGGAGGGACTAGTGTCGGAGGTCGTGTTCACCTTTCCTGGAAAAGCCGGAGATGCATTAATGCAGTGGCCGATTGCTTACCATTGGGCCAAGCAGAACGAGCAGAAGTTCACCTGCTGGATGGACGAAAAGTCCTGCAAGATCGTAGCCCCGCTGTTCGAGGCCCAGCCCTGCGTGGAGAAGGTGGAGTTCAAGCCCGGGATCGAGAACTACAACGTCGGTGGCCAGCCGTTCCACTTCGATCTCGACACCAAGGAGCATCAGGGCAAGCTGATCTACCACCTGGGCCTGCGAGCGTTCCCCCAGCGCCAGTTGACGCTCCACTGCTTGGCGGAGGCGGGAGTTCCGGTCAAGGTCGATCCCGACACCCTGACTGACGAGCCGAGCATTGCCACCACCGTCCAGTTCCCGAGGAACCGGGTGATCCTGCACGGCCAGGCGGTTTGCCCGCACACCCGTACTACCCCCAACTTCTGGAAGTTCCTCTACCAGATCAGGGGGGACTTGGAGACCCGGTTCGACGACATCGTGTTCGTTGGCGACGCCCGGGACCGCGAGATAGCAGCCCGCACCTACCCCGACTGGCAGACCTTCGACGACCAAGGCAACTTCAAGGTGCTGGCCGACTACATGGCCTGCTCCAAGCTGGTGATCGGGGTCGGCAGCAGCGTGGTGGTGCTGGCCAGCCTGCTCAAGATTCCCAGCATCCGGGTCCACGACCCGATCTCGGACGCCCCCAAGGTGATCTGGGAGAACCTTCAGCGGGCGCATCTCAACGACTTCGAGGTCGAACTACGGAAGTCATGGCCGGCATGGCGGGACCAGCACTTCCCGCTCAAGGTGCTGGCGTGAAACTCACCTTCGGGGAACTGGTCGACCGGCTCTCGATCGTCAACGTCAAGCTGTACATGATCCAGGATCGGGTCAACTTCTCAGCCAAGACCGACCAGTCTCTGGACGCCAAGACCACCAAGAAGCTGGTCGACCTGAACCAGCAGCGCAACAAGCTGATGACCGAGATTGACCAATGTCTGGACGAGTCGATCAAGGCAGGGAGAGCCGAGATCGACCCCCACGTCAAGATATGAGGCTTGACGATCATCCGAAGGGGTTCTAGCGTCAGACGTTGACGAGAGTGGGGCAGGGAGGCCCCGACGATGCAGGGAAAGTATCCCTCGGGCGAAGTCCAGACCGAGCGCAGCCAAGCCGTATCCTCGGCGCGCATCATCGAGCTTGTGGACTCGCGTCGCCAAGACTCGATCCGGTACAACTCCAGCTTGTTCAACAAGTTGAAGTCGTACTACGAGACCTACCGCGGTCTCTGGTCGGGCAAGCTCAACCAGTTCCGGAACCAACTCTCCATCCCCTTCACCTTCGCCATGATCCAGTCGGACGTGGCGCGGAAGGTCCAGACCAGCTTCGGCGCTTGGCCGATCGTCACCTTCGAGGGCTACGCCCCCGAGGACGTGGCAAGGGCCAAGAAGAACGAGGTGCTGATCTCGGCCCAGATGAAGGACGCCGACTCCATCATCCGCGCGGTGGACTTCTTCCTTCAGGCCGACATCTGTGGCACCGGCATCGCCCGCTTCGGCTGGAAGAACCTGACCCGCAAGAACAAGTACCGGAAGATGGAGACCATCGCTCCGGGCCTGACGATTCCGGTGCTCTACGAGGAAGATTCCGAGCTATTCAATGGCCCGGTCTGGGAGACGGTCGACCGGCTGGATTTCTGGCAGCAGCCAGCCATCAAGCGGATCGACGACATGGCGTGGGTGATCCACCGCTACTGGGCCGACCTCGACGACTTGATGGAGGACGCTAGCGGCCCTAACCCCTACTTCGACCCGAGAGCCGTGCGGCTGCTGGAAAGCGCCCCGCTGACAGGGTCGGGCTACAGCGAGTTCATCGAGCGCAAGCTGGCGTTCCGTAACGAGTTCGACCACATCGCCCGCCAGAACGAGCGGTTCGCCAAGCCCATTGAAATCTGGGAGATGCACGGGCTGGTGCCGTCCGAGTTCACCACCGATGGGGTCCGGAGCCGCTGCATCGCGATCGGCAACGGACGGGTGGTGCTGAAGAACCGCGAAGGGCCGATGGCCAACCAGCAGAAGCCCTTCCTGTCCTACTGCCCGATGCCCGACCCCTACAGTTTCGACGGCATCGGCAAGGCCGAGATCGCCTACGGCCCCCAGCGGACCATTGATCGGATCGGCAACCAGAAGTTGGACGCCATCGACTTGGTGCTGGACCCGATGTGGGCGGCCTCCGACGGGGCGCTCAACAACCAGTCCCAGAACCTGTTTACCCGCGCTGGGCGAGTCCTGCTCCTCAACGGCCCCGCCGATGAAACCAGTCTCCGGGCACTGGTCCCCAACACTCAGGGCCTCCAGATGGCCTACACCGAAATGGGCCAACTCCACCAGTTCATGCAGGTGGGGATGGGGCTGAACGACATCATCATGGGGATGCAGTCGGGAGACAGGGAGACGGCACGCGGAACGCTGGCAAGGCAGGAGAACGCGCTGACACGGCTTGGGATGGAGGCGGCGCTAGCAGAGCAGGGGTTCATCGAACCGCTAGCCAACGCATTTCGCCACATGGACCGGCTCTGGCTGCCTCTACCCCAGGAACT